CAGTGAAAAGGAATCTGGCATATTTTGATGGTTCATTGAAAATGAACGGTTCAAGATTGCTTAATTCATTAAACAGAAAGGAGACTATCTAAGAATGGCACAGAATGTAATTATTACAAAATCAGCCAGAAAGAAAATGGTACAGGCAAGAGCAGGAGCGATTACACTTCCTAAAATTGTCGGCATGGCATTTGGCTCTGGAGGAGTAGACAGCGCAGGAAATGTTATTTCTCCGTCTGAAACACAGACAGCACTGAAAAAGGAACTGCTCCGTAAGCCTATCAGCGGCTATAACTTTATCACAGAAACCACATGCAGATACGAATGCACGCTTGGAGAATCAGAGCTTGCCGGACAGTATATCAGTGAAATTGGGCTGTATGATGCCAACGGCGATATTGTTTGTATCAAGACCTTTACCAGAAAGGGAAAGGATAACGATATTGAAATGACATACACGCTGGATGATGTTTTCTAATCCGGCAGAGAGGAGGAAACCATGAAAGCATACAAACCGAGTTCCGCTACCTACAAAGACAGCATTCCGATAGTGGAAACAACCGACACAAACCATGCGGATAATGTGAACCAGGCACCGAAACAGCTCATTGAGAATGACATCGCATTAAAAGAGCAGATGGACGGATATGGATTTTCAGTTGTCGATGGCACGTTATGCGTAACCTATGAAAGTGAGGAATAAAAGAGATGAGCAAAATTACAGAACCGATGCTGTTGGATAAAACCGGTCAGCAGTTTCTTGGATTGATGGAGAAACAGAACGAATTACTCACAGCGATTGCCAGTGGGTACAATTACAAACCGACTTCCATTGCAGATGTGTTTGCAGTGGTTCAGTCAGGAAATGCAAGCCAGGTTTTTAATTATGGCGACCAGATTATTTTACCATGGACCGACAAAGCAACCGGAAAAACATATGAGTGTCCGCTTGATGTGGTACATTTTGGAGATGTCACACTTGCGGATGGCGAAACTGTACCGGGAATGTTGGTACAGTGGCATTATGCAACGCCTTTTGGCGTTCAACCAGTTCCAGGCGTTTAAGTATTGCGAGGAGCAGTTACCGGCAGGAACCTACAATGTCATTATCGGTGATACCTGGGGAAATAACTGCGTAAAGGGTAAAACATACCAGTTCACGCTTACGAAGCCTGTACCAGCGAAAGGACAGCTTGCAGGATTATACAGAGCACCGGATGTCAGCCCGAGCGAATGGAAAGTATATTCATTCGAGAGCAATACGGCAACAGACCCTATCGAAACTGTAGCGATGGTGGAGGGAACAGGCGGAACCGCCCTTGGTACATTATCTTTCAAACCGACATCGCCATTGAATGGATTGCAGAGCACAGCTTACGGATATAACCGTTGGGCGCAGAGTGCTATGCGTCAGTGGCTTAATTCCGAAGAGGCAAACGGTAAGTGGTGGACACCACAGCACAATTTTGACCGTACACCGGACCAGCTCAAAGAAAAGCATGGATTTCTTACCGGATTCGATGAGGAATTTACAAAGAGATTGAAAGCAACGAAAGTATCCACCTGGAAGAACACTCTTACAGACAATGGAGATACGGACGGTATTGAGGTAACTTACGATAAAGTGTTCCTGCCGAGTTTGGAGGCAATGTCAATCAATCCGCAGAAAGCTGGCGAGGACGATGTATGGGAATACTGGAAACGTGCATCCGGTATGGCGGAGAAAATGCAGCAGTACAAGACTTATCCGCAGATTCGTACATTTGCGATTGAGAATCACACTTCGCCGCAGTACGTCCGCCTGCGCTCGGCTAATCGGGGCGGCTCGGACTTTACGTGGTATGTGTACTCCGATGGTGGCGTCTACAACAACTGCGCGAACTGGGCTAGTCGCTGCGCTCCGGCTTGTTGGCTTTGCTAATCGAATAATCGTTTTAATCCCCGGCACCCACGGATGCCGGGATATTTTTTGAAAGGAGGAATCAAGATGGCAGTACCAGAGGGAGAAAGACGACCATGTAAGATGGACGTATTCATGCACGAGTTGGACCTTGTGACATATACGCTCCAGATTACAAGAAATGAGAAAATATTTCTTCCAGAATATAAAGGCTGCGTTACGGACGATATTGTGGAAACCGCAAAGAATATTTACATAGATTCATGGGACGCAAACAATATCAGAGTACAGAAACGTGGCGATAGCAACTGGGAGGAGAGGAGCCGTCTACAGTTAAGAGCCGCAAGAAATTGCAACAGGCTTTTAGCACTCATAGGCATCGCAAAATCCTCGTTTCACCTGAAATCAAAGCGTGTCAAATACTGGGTTGGTAAAGTATTAAAAATCCGGGGAATGATACGAAACTGGAATGAAAGCGATAGTGAACGCTATGCCGTAAAACAACGGAAATAGTGTTTATTATACAGGGATGAGGACTGAAACGCAGAACGTCCGCCTGCGCTCGGCTAATCGGGGCAACTCGAACAATACGTGGTATGTGAACTCCGATGGTAACGTCAACAACAACAACGCGAACTGGGCTAATCGCTGCGCTCCGGATTGTGTGGTATTTAGGACATACGGCTGCCTCACAGAGGTGGTGCTCCGACCAATCTAACACAAGGAGTTCTTATCCTTGCCGAATGGCAAAACACCACTGTAGCGATGCAGTCAGCCCTTGAAAGGACTGGTACTGCTATATACGTTATGGACAATAATTCAAATTACGTGGATAGAGAAGAGATAATCGGTTTCGATGCCTTGTACGATTCAATGATGAAAAGTAAGAAAGGGGTTACCTGGAAAGGTTCGGTTGCTCATTATGTGCTTAACAGCATGGAGGAAACTTACAAATTGAGCGAAGAGCTTGAAAAGGGAACCTATAAAGCAAGGCCGACAACACAATTTAAGATAACATCACCGAAACCCAGGGACATAATAAGTACTTGCTTTCGGGATAGGGTATATCAGCGGAGTTTGAATGATAACGCTCTATACCCGATTATGACAAAACAGCTCATTCGTGATAATTGGGCTTGCCAGAAAGGAAAGGGAACGGACGATGCAAGGGATAGAATGAAAATATTTCTGCAAAGGATGTACCGGAAATATGGCACAGATTTCTATGGTTTACAATGCGACATTCATGGATATTACCCGAATATGAGGCATGACCTTACAAAAGAATTGTTCCGGGATAAACTGGACGATTGGCTGTATGAGCAGACTGCAACTGTTCTTGACGGACAGTACGCAGGGGATGTGGGATATAATCCTGGCAGCCAAATGATACAGATAGCCGGTATTACATTTCTAAGTGAGTACGACCATATGATGAGGGAGCAGACCGAAGCCGAGGATTACGGCAGATATATGGATGATTCAACACTGTTCCATCCATCAAAAGAATATCTGGAAAACCTAAAATTGATAAATGAGAAATACCTTGCAAGCAGGGGAATGGAGTACAACTCGAAGAAAACGAAAGTATTCAGCATTAAAGAGGGCTTTACATTCCTGGGATTCAAGTATCGGTTGACGGATACTGGAAAAGTTATCATGACAGTCAGCTCGGAGAAAGTCAAAGAAAGGCGCAGAAAGCTCCGTAAGCTGGTGAGGAAAGCCAAAAGAGGCGAAATCACAAAGGCGAAAGTAGATGACTGTTATCAAGCATGGAGGAGCCATGCGAGCAAAGGAAATTCCTTTCACCTTATACGCCGCATGGACAAATTTTACAAGAGTTTATGGAATGACCAAGAAACGGAGGTAACTGACAATGAGAATTAAGCAGATGGACGGCAGTATTTATGATAGCCGGGCGAATGAAAACCTGCGTGCAACAGTTGCAGAGCAGGCAGCCACGATTGATTATCTGGCTATGATGGCAGATATTGATATTCCGACAGAAGATAAAAACGAAATGGGAGGCGTAGACGATGAGTGATACACAGAACATGGAACAGGCGCAGGAAGTACAGCACAGTCCTAAATTTGAGGACATCAAAGGTTACCATGACAGCGGTTTCTGGAACGCCGCCATGGTAAAAAATGCTGTCAAGAAAAAGAGAATCACAGCAGAAGAATATACGGAGATTACCGGAAAGGAATACCAGTAAGAGGAGGGAAAAAGCAGGTGCTTTGCAGAAGTCCACCTGGCATAATGCCTTATGAATAAAATATCGATACCGCCCTTGTCAGAATATTACAACTTTGACCGGTTGGAGGATGCGGCAAGGGAATTACATCTGAATACAGAAGAGCAGGAGAATGAAGAAAAATTATTCAACCTGCATAACCATTTGATATGGCATTCGTACCGTCCTTTCGAGGATGCGCTTACGGATGCCATTTTCAGTGTTGTTATTCAGAAAATAATTGAGGATTACAACCTTACTCCGCAGGACGCACCGGCTGACTACCGGGATTTGTTGGAGTGAGAGAAAGGAAGTATAGGACAATGGATTTATTTTCATTAGCCATCGCCATAGGGATTCCATCGGCAATCACAGGTTTTTGCTTTTGGTGCTTGGAACACCACATGGAGAAGCGAGAGGAGCGGGACAAGGAGGAACGTAAGAAAAGGCAGAAAGAGCAGGACGAGA